AATTTATAAATAAAAACATTTCCGCTACGAAAATATTCACGAAAAAACATATCTGATAATTGCCACAAATTAATTTTTTCAGCCCATGCATTGAAAAAATTTCTTGACTCTTTATTTCCGCCTGAAAATACAATATCAGAAATTGCAAATTCAGTCATTAGATCAATTGTATTTCTAAAAATAGGCACATTCCAGTAAGCTTTTTGACACAAAAGAATTGTATCCTGTAAAGAAATATTAGTTGAATATCTGCCGCCATTTTTTTCATATAAAAATGGCGCGACTCCAGCTTCAAGGTTTGCAAATCTCTGAATTCTGGTTATGCTACCAGCCGAATTTGCCCTTGAGCCTCTTTCAGGAGTTGTATCGCAAGACCCAATTAGCTTATCATAATCATCCAAGCTAGCTGTTAGTGGCTCCGAAATCTCCTTTTTATTCTTTTTAGACCTTGTACCCTTTTTAGATATCATATGCAGTTATTTATTACAGTAATGTATTCTGAAATTCATTTTATTTAAAAATTAAATTAAATTAGTGTTGGTATAAATTGCTCTCTTTTTATTTGCACTTGAGTTTTAATCAATTCAAAATAACATTTTATACCCCAATTGCCTAATAATAGCGTGCTGTAGTTATCTTTTCTAGGTTTATTATTGGCCGTAGAAGTTCTTGCCGATCTTGGGAGATCAAAGCTTTGGTGGCCTCTGGAGGTAGAGGTTACTTCGATATTTGCACATTGCTCTTTTGTTGATAGTACAATATCGTCTTGAATTTCAATAAACTCTCTTATTGATAATTTTCTATTGTCCTCTTTAGAGTCGCCCTCTATTACTCCAGATCCATGAGGAAATACTAACTTTAATGGAATTCTTAAATTAAACATATAAGACATATATTCTGGGTGGTTGCTCGCGCGCGAGGCAAACCATATTTTTTTATGATCAATACATGCTTGTAAATAAGAATTTGATCGCATAATCCACTCTGTTGATGGTGTTTGCCTGATGCACATGCAGCCCATGTCAGGACTATATTGTTTCTTTGCTTTGACAAGCATGTCAACTTGATCCTGACCATCTTTAGTTGAATCCCACTCTGTAATATATGTTATTTTTTTATTGGCTCCTTTAAAAAGCTCACTTTCATTACAAGCATCGATAATCGTATCTATGTTTGATGAATCAGCAATTATCAATACCACGTTAAAATGTGTTAATATATAAAAAATATATTTTATATGATCTTGAAGATCGGCCCCAACCCTTTGATATCCATGAACCAAAACGCCTTCTTCTTTTTCTTCATCAATTTCTATAACAGACATTGCAAAAAAGTCAGAAGACGCACTTTTTGAATAATTAGGGTCAATGGAAAGTATGTATTTTTTTAATGGGTCGCCAATAACTTTTGAGTGCGGATGTTCACCGTCAGGAATGGTGCATTCATTCATTTTTCGCATTGAGAAATATCCATCACCACCATCACGAAATTGTGCGCCATATTCTCTTTGAAACGAATCTTCTGAAATGCTTGCTCTTTGGGATTGAATAAATTCTCTATTCAGAATTGTAGCGGGTATGGCCTCCCATCCCATCTGAGATATAAAATACGTAGGCCGCTCTTCTTCTTTAGAATTCATCGTTAATAAGTCTGGGCGCTCAACAAAGTCTGTCCAATCCGAATACATTTTATATAAATGCTGAAACTGATAAGAAGCAGATGACAAACAAATCATTTGCGCTGCATTCTCAAAAATCATTTTATTATTAGGATGTAATGTTCCATTTTTAATTAATTCATCTTCAAGCTTTCTCACTTTAATTCTGAAAGCTGCATCCCTTGGAGAGGAAAGGAACGGTGCTAAAACATCATTGATCATTTGTGGAGATAACAATAAAACCTCATCAAGGATAAGAACATCGCAACGCATACCGCGAGTATCTTCAGAAAGTGGAATTGCACATATATAACCGCCGTTTACGTCCCACTGAAATTTGTCGTTTCTCAAATACGGTTTTTTATCAAAACATGACCTTGCTAATTGCGCCTCTTCCGTATTTAATAACCTAACAATTTCTTCAAATATTCTACGACTAGTTCTAAAATTTGCTGAAGCAATAACTATTCTTGTACCAGGCTCAAATATACATTTTAATATACAATACCATCCAGCCAATGTAGACTTACCACCGCCACGACTAAAAATAAGCATGCAATTGTTTTTTTCAAACATTGCATTTATATGCATAACCTGCATTGGCTCCATATTAATTCCAAGAATTAATTGAGAAGTAAATCCAATATTATGACGTAAAAATTTTGCCAAAGTTATTTTAGCTGTTCTATCATCAATCTCTCCATGAAGATTTAGCAGTTCTTTATTTACATCTGCTATATCTTTCGCTGGTTGATTTCCTGCCCAAATAGCCATATTATATTATTTCTTTTTCAATGCAGTATTGCAAATCTATTTTTTTAACCTCTTCGCCAAGCCCCAATATTTTTAATACCAAATCTGTCATTTGCTTTCGGCCATCACAAAATACAATTTGAAAACATTCATATTTTTTATACAAATCTCTAACTCTATGAAATATATATTCTGGGCTGGTCGCAAACCATCGTTTTTTATTATATGCTAACGAACTGTAAGAAGCTTCAACCATTATGATTATATAACCATTATTGTTTTGCGCCCTTAATAGCTCCTTTTCGAACCTTTCTAAATTAGCACCAAAAGTTCCAAAAAAATCACTAAAACTTTTTCTTTCAATGACAATTCTTGAAGCTGGTGAAAGTGCATAATCACCATAATCAAGAGCAACATTAATTTTCCTTAAATCTTTAGCAAACTTTAGAGGGCGCTTCTCTCTAGTATCAATAACTATTTGCTTTGCTGGCTTGCAATTTGTTGCCCTGCTTTCTAAATCCAAATAATCATATTGAGAAATTTTTCCGCTTTTATTTGCAATCTCATTGTAGTTTGCTCCGCATAATTTTTCAATAAATCTAATGGATGGTAAACAACTAACTGTTTGTATAAAAAATTCTGGAGGCGCATTTTTTAAATTTTTAATCTCACAATATTTTTTTATTTTCCCAGACACGTAATCCAGTGCTTTTTCATGCCCAGCTTTATTAAGCCAAGACTTCATAGAAATCTTATCTTCGAAATCAGAAAGAAAATATTGCTCTACAGATTTAAAATGTATCTTATTTTTATTCAATAAGTCATGTCTTGGATAAAATTGTTCAAAATATTTTTTTTGAGAAATTTTATGCTCTTTTAGATGCTTAGAAAGCTCAATTACGCCGCTAAACTGTTTAGTGCAAAAAGTACATTTAATATCCATATTATCCAACTAATTCTTCTAATGTTGCCCCACGAAGAAGCGCCTTAATTTCGCTCATTGAATTAATACGGCCAGCTTCTTCTTTAACTTTCATTTTTTCAAGCTCTGCAAGGTGTATTGTTTTCTTTCTAAACTCTTCATCTTTCCATGCCTGAACTAGGTTAATAAGCTTTTCGAATCCATCTGTTTTTTCTTCCAGACGCTTATTTCGTTTTGTTGTTAAATCGTTATACAATTTTGTTTTTATATTTTCACATGAATTAAGCTCTGTTTGAAGCACATTAATTGCCTCATTCATTTTCATTGAAATTTCACCAGCAGCCATTGTGGCTCTAAGCGACTCAATTCTTCTTTGAATTTCCGCTGCTCGTACAATTTGATTGCAAAGCGTAATAAACTGATCCAAATCTTCTTGTGTTAAATCTGGCTTATCGTGCGTATATCTAATAAACGCATCTTCAAATAAATCTCTATCCCCTTGTATTTTATAGGTATTAATTTGGTATATAAATCTGAATATATTTAAGTACTTTTTAAGCTGCTGCATTTCAAAAAGCTGTTGCTTTTTTAAAGTTTCTTCATTGTATCCATAATTTAAGTAATGATTAACGCGCTCAATCGTTTGCTTTAAAGTTTTTGGCGGTTTATATTCTGAATCTATCAACTCTTCAGGGTTATAGTTTATAGAAATAATTTCCAGTTCATTTTTTTGCTGTGGAATATTTTCTTTTTTAATAACCTCTTTTATTTCTTCAATTTTTGTATTAACAGTTCTATATTCTTGGCTTAAATTTGTTAATTCATCATTGTTGAAAAGCTCTTTTGCAATTTCAAGAGCGGATTTAACTCTAAAATTATTATTAATGTAAGTTATTTGATCATCTTTTAATTCAATAAGCCCTTTCAGCACAATCGTTCTTGTTTTAAATTTTAGACCTCTATCATTACAAAATGCTTTTATTGCTCTGGCTTCTTTTGTTTTGCCGTCAAGCGATTCATTTTCAAAAACAGTTTTGGCAATAAAAGAAAGCTCTGGCTCGTTATTTCCAGAAAACAACTCTTCTATTTTTTCTTTTTGAATTTCAGAAAGTTCAAATTGTCCATGCTCAGCCATATTATGCTATCATTTCTTTAACAATTTTTTTAGCCTTTACAACGATTTGTGCTCTTATTTTCTTTACAAATTTGTATCCAGTTTTAGTAGACCCATTTTTGTAACCAAGCATGGTGATAACTTCTGTTTCTGGATATCCATCTATAAATAAATATGTATAAACTTTTTGCTGTATTGGCGTCAAAGATTTTAACATCGCTTCATGTATTTTTGGGACAAACGATTCAAAATCAAATCCGCTAGCGTCAGATGCTCTAGCATCAAATTCATTACCTTCCCCGAAAATTCTTTCATCATTTACGCTAACGGGAAGTTTAACATCGTAAGCATGCTTTTTTGTTTTTTCCCATTTGGCATAATCTGCGCATTTATTATTTTGTGTGCCATATAACTTGCAATTATTACCACCAGCATTATGTGGACAATTCAAACATGGTCTTGCGTAATTAGAATAATTATTTCTAACAAGATTAATGATTTGATTTGTAATAACCGTATTAAGCCATGGAAGCAGAGGCATTTCAGGATTCCATTTTTCCCATTTTTTAAAAATATGCAATCTAAGCTTTTGCTCTACGTCATTAAAATCCATCCATGCAATGGATGTTAATTTCCATTGAGAGCGCCTTTTAGCGATCTCTTGATTTATTAAATCCAAAGAGGACTCGAAAGATGGACGCTCCATATTATTCTTCAATATCTGCAATATTAGGCTCTTCGTAGTTATGGCTATTTCTGCCAGACATTTTAGCCTCTGAAACAAAACTTTCCGGCAACGATTTGGCTATTTTTTTTCTGCCACGTTTTTGTTTTGCTATTTTTTTATTCCCAGCTATTTGTTTTATGGGCTCATCAGAGACAAGCTCACCAAGCCTTATGCCATTATCTTGATTATATTTTTGAATATCAACATCTAAACCGCGCATCGAACTATAGTCCCGAATTGGCGTTTCAAAACTTTCGTCATCATCTATGATGTTAGTGTTTTGATTTTTATTTTTAATGTTACTTATATTAACTTCAAACTGGTTTGATTTAATACTGTTAACATCATTTATTGATGCTAAAGAGAAACCAGCACCACAATGAGAACAGAATTTTGGTTTTTGAAATTGGTAAAGATTTTTACCGCCACATTTTGAACAGAAATAACTTAACATAATTAAAATAAATTTATTATGTAATATTCTACTCAAAATAAGAGTAAAAATCTAATTTTAATTTATTTTATAATTTTTGACTTGGGCACCAGCTATCTTGATAAACTTGAGAAATATTTGTGCTATGAGGCTTATTTTTCTTTTCTTTTTCTTTTTCAGCTAATTTAATCGCATCTTCTTTTTTGCGTTCTGTTATTTTTTTAACCACAAATTTGCAAAGCTCAGATCTTAAAATATCATCCTCTGTAAATTGAAAATGATGAATGCCCATCTTTTTTGATTCTTCGCATGAGAATAATTCAACAATTTTATCAAAAGCGCCCTGCTTATTAAATGGAAGATCTGACTGCGATGAATCTGCGCATATAATCATTTTTGTAAATTTTCCAATTCTTGTAAGTAAAGTAGCAAACTCTGATAGTGTGGCATTTTGCATTTCGTCCATAAGTACTACTCTTGCTACAAAACTCAGCCCACGACAAAAGTTAATAGGCTGATTGGTAATTCTATTATCTGTTTTTAATCTTTTGACATGATCAATCGGCAAAAGCTCTTCTAGTTTGTCAGCAAATGGCATCATATAGACATCATATTTAGATTGCAGATCGCCAGGTAAATATCCAAGCTTTGAATCTGCACTTTCTACAGCAGCCCTAACACATATAATATCTGATGCTTTTTTATCATTTAGCATTTGCAACGCCGCCCGAACAGCAACTAGAGTTTTAGAAGAGCCAGCGGGACCGCTCACAAAAACAATTCTAGTATCCTTATCATTGACCAAGCTAAAAAATTCTTTTTGCTTATCAGTCCAATCTAATTCCCTGACTTTTAATTCAAAATCTATCTTATCCCTTTGATATATTTTTGGACTTTTATCCTCAATATGTACCTTTTTACTTCTTTTGGGGTGTGACATATAAGCGTAATACTAATTACAGTTTTTACTTAAAATATCTAGTTTTTTCATATAATTTATATTTATTAATATTTTAATATATAATATGTGTATTAAAGCTAACAGTTGTAATATTTACTAATGCCAACAAACTTTCAACAATCAAAAGATATTGTTCATCCGCTTGCGTTTAATTTTATAGATAAATGTAAAAAATTAAATGTTTTATTAGAGCCAAATGAAATAAATGCTATTGATTTCTTAACTAGGCAACTTGTTAAAAATAATTTATGGGATAAATTTAAGGCAATATATCCATTCGTTGGCAAAGTTCCAACAGTACATTCTCTTAATTTAAAAAACACAGAAAGGCATTATATTGTTTGGCATAATAGCGCTAATCTAAAACATGATAAAAATGGCGTAACAAATACTGGTATTGGCTATGGAAATACAGTTATTGCTCCGAGTTTTTTTTCTGACAACGATATTCATATCTCTATTTATTGCTCTGATTATTGGCAAAACATTAATAGCTCTGCGCCAGCAATTGGGACCCGAACACCATCTTCTTTTAAATCTAATGATTATGAAAATGCATGGATGCATACAATTACATTAAAATCATTAGAGCCTATTATTATAAATGGCATATGGAA